CAGGAAGGAGGTTCTCAGTAGCGGGAAGCACTAGCGACAGTACTTCTTCGGTGAACATATTTTTTAATAGTACTGGAACCGAACTTTTTAGAATTCGTAATGACGGAGCCTTTTACAGTGGTGTAGGCACTCTTTCTCCTTACAACTTAACAACAGCAAGTGCTGCAAACGTTTTTGTTGACTCTGGTGGTATTGTGCGTCGTTCCACCTCATCTATCCGATTCAAAACTGATATAGAAACTCTGCAAGATAATTATGCAGATGCGATCCTGCAATGTCGCCCAGTTTGGTATCGTTCTACTGCGGGAGATGACAATCCAAGCTGGAGCTGGTGGGGATTTATTGCAGAGGAAGTTGCAGAAATTGATCCACGTCTTGTGTTCTGGAAAACACAAGAAACTACCACAGATCAAGAAGGCAACACTACTTCTACAGAATTAGAAACTCCTATTGCAGAAGGCGTCCAGTATGACCGTTTTGTTCCGCACCTACTGAACTTAGTCAAACGTCAAAAAGTGCAGATCGAAACACAGGGTACAGTTATTGCTGCACTGGAAGCTCGTTTGTCTGCACTGGAAGCTCGTTTGTCTGCTCTTGAAGCATCGTAGTCTTTGACACTACTCACCCTCATCCACTCAACGTCGAGGTAACTGATGGCTGATCGCAAAATCTCAGACCTGTCGGCACTGACATCACCTGCAACAGGTGATCTGCTGCCTGTTGTCGATGTTTCAGAAGCCGCAAACGTTGACAAAAACAAGTCGATCACGCTCGGCACACTGTTTCGCGGCTTGCCTGACGGAACTGTTGGTGCTCCTGCTGTTGGCTTTTTAAGTGATGCTGGCACGTCTGGGATCTACCGCACTGCCGCCAACGAGGTTGCATTCAGCAATAACTCAGTTTTTACTGGCAAATTCACGACTGCTGGTTTTCAGCTTGGTACTGGCACGGCTGCAGCACAATTGCATCTGTTCAGCACCGACACAACTGATCAGGTCATCATTGAAAACACCGACGCAGGTTTGGACACTGCACCTGACGTGGTGCTGTATCGCAATTCTGCATCACCTGCCGCAAGCGATAACCTCGGAAACATTGAGTTTCGTGGTGAAAGCGACGGCGGAAATGCACACGCTTACGCGCAAATTCTTGCTCAAATCAGCGATCCTGCTGACGCTGCAGAAGTCGGCATTCTTGACTTGATGTCGTCTAATGCTGGTACGGTTGCAAGCCGGATCAGATTGCTCGGCGGCAATGTCGGCATCGGTGAGACCGCTCCGATCTATCCGCTGCATTTGACCACCAGCCTGACGGGCACGGCGATCAATTCAGAATGCACGGCTGATGATCCTGCCTCTGGTGGTGACATCACGCTGTATCACCGTCGCGGCGCATCAGGTGCTGGCCAGGATGATGACCTGCTGGGCACTGTTTTCTTCCGTGGCAAGAATGACAATGCCACGCCTGCTGAGATTGACTATGCAGCAGTGGAAGGCAGCATCGTCGATGCAAGCGACACCACCGAAGATGGTCGCTTGCGTTTGCAGGTTGCAACTGCTGGCACGTTGACGACTCAGCTTGAGATCAACGGCGACACGATCGGTTTCTTCGGCACAACGGCAGCGGCTCAGCCTTCAGCCATTGCCAACATCACGACAACAGCAACAACAGGCACATTGCCTACTGCTGATGGAACGATGACGATTGCAGATGCTGCATCGCCCACCAATGCTGAGCTGCTGGAGTATTGCACTGAGCTTGAGGCAAAACTTGAGTCAGCACTAGCCGCATTGCGTACACTTGGTTTGATCGCAACCTAACGGCTATGTCTGTCCAGCCTGGGACGTATAACTTTACGCTCCAGCGGCGGGCGGACTATTCGCTGCTGCTGCAGTTTAAAGACAGCACTAATGCGGTAATTGACTTAACGGGTTACACCGCCTACGCCCAAGCCTGGAACGAAGGCCGCACCACTAAATACGCCGATTTTTCCATCGCCTACACGGACAGAAGTAACGGTCAGATTACGATTAGTTTGACCGACACACAGACTGCAACGTTCACGCCTGACGAGCTTCGGTACGACGTTTTGCTTGAGGATGGTTCAGGCAATCGCGAGTATTACCTTGAAGGCGTGATTTATGTCAGCCAGGGGTACACAGCACCATGACGACAGTCAACGTCACAAAAACTGAAAACACCGTCAGCGTCACGACGGAAGGCAAAACAACTGTTGTCAAAACACCTGTAACAACAACGGTTACGGCAACAACTGCGGGTCCAGTAGGTCCGCAAGGGCCTGCAGGCGCATCTGGAATAACTGTTTCAGATTCGGCTAAAGTAGACAAAAGCGTCGTCTATTACGACAGCACTGCTGGCACGTACAAGGCTGACGACACCTGGACTATTTCGACCATTGTCCTTGGAGGCAATTTTTAAGCCATGGCCAACACCATCCGACTGAAAAAGCGTGCTTCTGGTGGTGCGTCTGGCGCTCCAAGCAGCCTTGCGCCTTCAGAACCGGCGTATTCAGAAGTCGATAATATCCTGTATTACGGCTATGGCGATGCAGGCGGAGGCGCAGCCAGCAGTGTTATTGCAATTGCAGGCTCTGGCGCGTATGCAACGCTAACCGGCAACCAGACTATTTCCGGCAACAAGACCTACACGGGCACGCTGGATTTTAGTGGTGCGACGATTGCCACATTTGAGACGACCGGGAACGTCACTGTTGGCGGCGATCTGACCGTTAACGGCACGACCACGACCGTAAATAGCACCACGGTGACGGTGGATGACAAAAATATCGAGCTTGGTTCTGTCGCTACTCCGACAGACACAACCGCTGACGGTGGCGGCATTTCGCTTTTAGGTGATACGACAAAGACCTTCAACTGGGTCAACAGCACGGACAGCTGGACCAGCAGCGAGCACATCGACCTTGCATCCGGCAAAGAATTCAAGATTGCTGGAACGAGCGTTCTCAGCAGTAGCACTCTTGGCTCTGGTGTTACTGCTTCCAGCCTGACTTCCGTCGGCACCATCGCTACTGGTGTTTGGAACGGCACGGCAATTGGTTATGCCTACGGCGGCACTGGTCTTACTGCTGCTCCAAGCAACGGTCAACTTGCAATTGGTAACGGCACTGGTTACACGCTTGCCACGCTGACTGCTGGTAGCAACATCACGATCACTGAAGGCAGTGGCTCGATCACAATTGCCTCGACAGACACCAACACCACTTACACCGCTGGTGATGGGCTTGATCTGACCGGCACTGTTTTTAGTGCAGACCTAAAGGCAAACGGCGGTCTGGTTATCGAATCAACCGAGATTGCTGTTGATCTTGGCGCGTCTGCAATTACTGGAACACTTGCAGTTGGCGACGGCGGTACTGGCGCAACGACCTTGACCGGCATCTTGAAAGGCAACGGCACCAGTGCATTTACTGCCGCCACCGAGGGTACTGACTACCTATCCAACAACTCAACTGTTGACGGTGGAACGTTCTGATGGCAAATGTAATCCGTCACAAGCGCGGCACCAGCGATCCTGTTGCTGGTGATTTCAGCCAAACTGCTGAACTGCTTGTCAATACAACAGATGGCGGCCTGTTTACCAAGACAGACGGTGGTTCAGTTGTTGAAATTGGCGCTTCAGCGGCGGCAGCCGATTATCTCAGCAACCCGCAAACGCTTTCGTCTAACACAACGATTCCGTCCAGCACTAATGCTGGTGCGCTTGGGCCAAGTTACACTATCGCTACAGGCGTCACGCTTACTATCTCAACCGGCTCTTTCTTTAGGGTGATTTGACATGGCTGGAACGCTGATCGCAGACACAATCCAGCATTCTGATGCTACGTCTACCGCGACGAACGTACTGGCGGCAACAAATGCAGCGCAGAGCTTTACCGCGCAGCAAACCTTCGCTGAGCTGAAGGAAACAACCTATAGCTTGACTGGAACGGACATCGATCCAGCCAACGGCAGTATTCAGAGTAAGACTGTCGCGGCAAACACTACGTTTACCGAATCGCTTGAAGCCGGTCAGACTGTTGTGCTGCTGCTCAACGCTGGAGCGAGCTATACAATCACCTGGCCAACGTTGACCTGGGTGACAAGCTCAGGCAATAGCGCACCAACACTGACTGCAAACGATGCGTTTGTGTTTTGGAAAGTTAGCACTACTTTGTATGGTGCGTATGTTGGGAGCTACGCCTGATGTTAGGTAAAGCGCTGCAACTTGCTGCTGGTGGCAATTCTGTTGCCGGTGGCGTTACTTGGCCTGACATAAGCACCGCAAGCTTTGTGCGGTTTGACTATGTTGTTGGTTCAGGAAATGACGTGCGCGGCGTATTTTTTAAGCCTGACGGAACTAAGATTTATACTTGCGAATTCGGTGATTACATCAGACAGGCAACGCTATCAACAGCCTGGGACATTAGCACACATGGAAGTTCTGACTACGATCTGCTTTCAAATCAAACGCATAACGGAAACCCTTCGGGTCTTTTTATCGGAAATAATGGAACAGAGCTGTATGTGACAGAAATTAGCAGCGGTCATTACGTGGTTCAATACACCATGAGTACAGCCTGGGATTTGAGCACAGCATCTTACACCAGAAAGTTTGACATTTCAACACAAGTAATATATGCGCGTGGTGTGTGCTTCAGCGAAAATGGAACGCTTATGTTTGTCAATGGTGTAAATAGTAACATAATCAAATACACATTATCTACGGCATGGGATATTTCAACAGCTAGCCACAGTCAAACAAGTTCATCATACAATAACTTAACGACTGCGGCACTTGGAATGTTTATGAAGCCAGATGGAACAAGATTTTATCTTGTAGACAGTATAAATGACAAAATACACCAATGGAATAACGACAACTATCCTTACGATGTCACCACTGACATTGGTGTCACCACTGATGATGATTTTTCCGTAGCTGCACAAGAAACAATTCCCAACTGCATATATATCTCTCCTGACGGCAATCACTTATACGTAGGCGGCGGCGCTGGCAACGGCATCGACCAGTATTCTCTGGGTTAAAACTCATGTTCGTCAAAGCTTCCAACAACGCCGTTGAGCGTTTCCCGTACACGATCAGCGATCTGCGTCGTGACAACCCGAACGTATCGTTTCCTGCAACCGTGCCAGACGCGGAGCTTGAAACTTACGGTGTCTATCGCGTCACGCCTACAACCGCACCAGAGACAAATCCACGCACTGACACGCTTGAGCGCAGCTGCAGCCTTATCGATGGAACGTGGACTGAAGTCTGGACCAAGGTGCAGCTTGACTCTGCTGTAGCAGCAGAAAACATCCGTGAGCAA